TGCCAATGACAGCAAACGACTGATACCCAGACACCGCCCCCGCGAGGGTTACCGTGCCAGTACTAGTAGTAGTCGTGGTCTCATTGACACGATCAGCAAGTACAAGAGGCATTTTAAGCCCCCATCAACTGATCTTCTGCAAACCAACGCTGCTGACTGATCCCGTCCGTGTCGGTCCACTCGACGAGGTAGTAGATCACTCCATCCTCAGTCATACGCAGCGCGATCACAGGACCTTCAGGCACAACAGCCTTTACGCGAACCACATCACCTTTCTTGTGCATGGGATGCTCCTTAAGCAGCGTCAAGGCTGAAGGTATAGGTCACGTTGAGCGTGTCACCAGAAGTAACGTTGCGATCACCGGGGGCTTGGAAATCCGCCGCCGAGAACAGGATGCCGGTCGTGCCAAGCTTAGTGCTGTTGCTGATCAAGAACGCCCCGCCAACCGTAGCCGTGGCGTTGATGTTGTACTGGGCAGGCGAAGCCGAGTTGGTGATGATCGACGGGTCCGCAGTCGAAGCCGTGCCGAACGTAGCCGCAGGACGGGTCGCGTTGCTATACGGGTCGATCTCAGTCCAACCAGCATGTGAAGCAGCCGTATCCGAAGCCGCCGGAGTATTCGACGCAGCCGCGCCGTAGAGCCCGATGAACCACGCAGCGGTATACGTCACGCCTGAAAAATACTTGGCGTTCATGTCCTGAAGGCCCACGTTCACCACGAGGTTCTCGGACTCAGCGGTCCACTTCAGGTTACCTTCTGCATCACGGCACTCGATACGGAAAACGCCGCCGCCACGAAGACCTTCCTTCGCGCCGTCACTCTTGGTGATCGAAGCCGCCGCCTCGTCTACCGACTTAGCCTTGTTGGTAAGCATCTCAATAACTCCTTAAGTAAATCGAAGCAGCGCAGAATCGGATGAATTGGTCGGCATCTGCACCGTGAAGGTGTTGGTAGCGATCTTGTCTGCGCCAAAACTCAGGACCGCTATGGACTTGTTGCTCTTGCTTGCGTTGTAGATGAGGCCGCCTGCCGCCGTGAAGGACGCCGGGTTCCACACAGCATCGTTGAAATCAACGTAGACCACGTTGTTCGCCGTGTTGATCGTCACGCCGGTCAAGACCACGCCCCCGGCAACATAGCTGCCGCCGACAACCTCGTTTGAGGTCGTGTAGACCGTGGTGTTCTCATCCAAGGTCGCGTTGCTCGTGTAGAGCGCAAGCTTGATCGTATCCGTCAGCAGGTTATGCACCGCCTGCGGAAGTTCAGCCTTGAAGCTCAGCGTTTGGGTCTGAAAGATCACGTGTTCACCGGAACCCTAGCCTGACCAGAGCGGTACGCATCACGCCGGTTGAGGCCATCGCCAAGGCGGGTCAACTGACCAACGGCTTCCTGATACTTCTGCTCGTAGTACTGCATCATGTCGGCCTCACCCTTCAAGTAGGTGTAAGCCTCACGGAGTGTTCCGTAGAGCAAGATGTTCTCGAAGTTGTCCCCAAGCCACGACGTACCCGCCGTCACGATGCTCTGCGGGTAGTAATAGTAGTGCATCTCTACCTGATACGCGGCATTCGGGGTCGGCCCCAAGATCAAGGTATTATCGTCGAAGATCGCGTAATACTTCGGGATGCCCGTGTCATCCGGGTCAGGAAAAGACTGCCGGATGAAGTTCACGTCCTTGTCGAGCAAGAACTCCTGAGCGTTCGTCACCGGGTCGATCACCGTCAAGGAGAACGTCGCAAGCCAGTCGCTCGGCAGCGTCAGGTACTTGTTGTTAATGGACAGAGTACCAATCTGGTTGCGACGGATCGCCGGGATCTGGACCGAGTTATAGATCCGCTCTTCCGCAAGCTGCACAAAGGTAGGGATGTTCGCTACGAACGACGGTTCAGTCGATTCGCAGTACTGCTGTACCAATGCTGTAAGCGTTGCGTAGTTCATGGTCTAAAAGTATTACCGCTCTTTGCCCTGACGCGTCAGCACGCCAGCCAAGCCACCCTTGTCGAGCTTGACCCGCTCAATGAACTTGCGGCCCTTGGTGGCAGCGCCGTAGCCCTGCATGTCCATGTGGGTCACGCCACGGTTCACGTCCGTCTCCGGATAGCCGTTCTCGCCCGTAGGAGCGTTGTTCGGCTCAGGCTGCTTGTACTTGCCGATGGGATTCATGTCCCAATCGAAGAACTTGAAATCAGGCTTGCCCATGATGATTACCTCGGGCCAGACGAACCGCGCATCGGGCTGCGCTGATTCATGACCTTAGCCATGCCACGACCGTACTTCTTCATCTCGCTGTTGGTCTTGCCACCAGCACGCATATTTTTAACGCCTTTATGCATAGAAGCCACGTGCTTGCCGACTTCTTCCTTAGCGATCTTGCGCATACCGTTCTTCATCTCAATCTCCTAGGTCGTTACGACCGTTACATCGCCTACGTATCCCTTGGATACGAGATAATTCGGGGTCAGCCCTGCATCGTCTGCTTGGGCTCCGCCAACCGGGTTCCAGCCCCACTGGATCATTCTACTACCACCCGCACCATCATTGCCGGGTGCAAAATAAGTCGTGTCCGGGCGGGGGTTCCGTATCGCCTGCGGGTCGTCAACTGGCCACATACCGAGTTGCAACTGCGGCTGATCAGGTTCCCAACACGACCCACAAACAAGGATATTAACGTTCTTGGTCTTAATGACAAGCGGCCTAAGCTCCTTCAGCTTAAAGCGCCACCCGCAGCGGTCACACTGCGAGATAGCATTTTTGCCACTTGCAAACCGATTAGGCATCAGTAGCCCCCAAGGAAGCTCTGTCTCGGCACGAACCGCACCGCAGCCTTCTCCCGATCCTCGCCCGCAGCCAGATCCCAAGCCTCGTCGTACTGAGCCTTGAGCGTCGCCATCCTAGCTTCAGAGCCGGGAATCTTCATCGAGAGCATGTAGGCCAAGCCCGCGACCATGCAGGGCAGGAAGCGGAACGGGATGTCCTGCCCGTTAGAGCCATTACCCACGTCGAACATGCGGCGCAGCCGGGTGTAGTAAATGGTGTACGGGGTGCTGTTGTCGGGCTTCGGCCACACCGTGAACTGCGGATAGACCACGACATTATTGGCATCGGTTGCACCCGTACGACGATTGATCCAGATCTGGATCGGACGCCCCGTCGCGTTCTTGTTCGGGATGGCAACGTAAGTGCTGGACGAAATCCGGCTGATGTTGATGTCGATCTGGTTCGTGCCCGTGCCCGTCCGGATCACATGGTCAAGCAGGTCCACCGTGTCGGCAGGGAGGTCATAGGTCCCGACGTTGTAGGTCAAGGCATGCGTGCCCTGCTCAAGCGTCCACAGATTGATGCCCCGATTGGCCCAGTCCATGAGCAACAGGGACAGACTACGCTTGGCCGTACGCAGATCGTAACCGCTACGCAGTTCCGCGCCGCAACGCTCGAAAGCCTCTTCCACGATGGTGTTGAGGTCGAGGTTAAAGTCGGTTGTGGCTGTAGTCTTGTCGGCCATTACTTCTTATCCTTTACCCGCTTGGCGGAAGCTGCGCGTTTTAGCAGCAATGCCCTTGGGTTGCCGGACGAACTGCTTGCCTTGCGCTTTTCCTTTACGCTTGGCGGCGGTGGTTCGGGCGTACTCGGAGGAGCTGAGAGCATTGATCGCAGATTCCGGAAGATATCTTTCACCCGTGTCAGAAGATCGTTTACCACTTTTGGTTCTCCATTTCTGCTGAGTCCACGCCTTAAGCGACTGCTGTGGGGCTTTCATATTAGTCTCTGTACCCGCCACCCTTGGCCTTGTAACTCTTAGCAAGCAACTGCGCCTTGCGGGCGCTCCACTGACCTGCCTTGGTACCCTGCACAGCCCGAGACTTGATCGACTTGAACAGGCTCTCACGCATGCCGGGCTTGGTGTAGTTCCCGGCCTCGTTGACCTTGCTCTCGCCGCCCTTCTTGAAAGTCTTCACGGGCTTGTCGTCCCCACGTCGCTTGGCACGAGGGATCTTGCTAGGAGCCATAACACCCATACCACGCGACGGCATCATCAGACGAACTTCCCGCGAGTCTTGCCCTTGGTAGCGCAGCCATCAGCACGCTTGGACGCAGACGAGACGGAGCCGCCGGAAGCGTACTTCTTAACTTTGCCGCCGCTACGGTAGTTAATTTTTTCTGCTCCGGGAATCCTATCACCGGCGATGTCTACGTATCTGTCCTCAATATTGTCGTCAGGTTCTCCTGCAAATACTGCTTTTGCACTTCTACCTGATGAACGCAATGCATTTCTTGATCTTTTAAAAAGATTGTCACTTTCTTTTTTGTCACGAAGTCTTTCTATTGCCCCAGAAGCGCCAAGAGCCGCCCCACCTAGTGTGCTAAGACCAGCAGCCCCAATTCTCTCTAATCGCCTACCGACATTTTTTCCTACAGATCTAACTGGAGCAGTTACGCGGTCTACATAAGCCTCTTTTTCTTTTTCAGTCATGGCGCGTGATTTTTGTTTAGAACTAGCCATCAGACGAACCTCCCCTTGGTTTTACCCTTTACAGCAATACCGTCAGCACGCTTAGAAGCCGAAGAGACGGAGCCGCCGGAAGCGTACTTTTTCACCCGCCCACCAGAGCGCATACCGTCAACTTCACGAGCCTCCCGTGCGGCACGAAGGAACGCAGTTTTCTGCTGGTTTTCAGTCATAGCATCGACGCGCCTACCGATATCGTAACGACGCTTGGCAGTCTGGACTCCTCTTACAACCGGCCCAGCAGAGCCAGCAGAACCTATCGTTGCAACACCTTTAAGAAGGTTTTTTGCAATGCTCCCCTGTTCGTCGCGTGTCATCTCGGGGTCGCCAAAACTGACACCACCCATATCCACGCGAGTCATGGGCGCGGGATCTTTTGCGCCCTTCGGAGGATTGCGGGGAGTGTTTCGCTGCCTAGGACCGCCTTCCGTCACGTCGTCTTCTGGCGACGGCAAATTGCCTCGCGGCGTGAGGTCGTCCATCGGATCGTCTTTTCTGTCGGTCGTATACTTTTTGCCCTGCCACGTAAAAGTTTTGCCCGGACCAAGTTCGCGGCGCTTCTTCTTAAAAGCGTCGTCAAAAGACATATCGTCAATAGGTTTCATACAAACTTTCCTCGGGTCTTACCCTTAGTAACACAACCATCAGCCCGCTTGGAAGCGGAGGAAACGGAACCACCCTTGGCGTAAGACTTCATAGTACCGCCACTTTTTGCGGTAGTTGTGCGGCCTTTCCGACCAAACATTTTCATATAAGTTTCAGGGTCTATCGCTCGGTCGTCAAAATTTTTTCTACGCTCACGTTCTTGTCTTTGTCTCAATTCCATCTGCTCTTTGTCGTACCGTTTCTGCTCTTCAGGAGACAAGCTCTCCCGGTACGATTCTGGAGTTACGACTCTATCTAATATGACAAGATCGTCCTCCCAATTTTTGGGTGCAGGCGCATCAGGAGCCGAGGGGGTCGCCCTAGGCTTTTCTACCGGATTGCGAAATCCTGTAGCACGATCTCCCGGAAGCGGGATTCGCCTGCGCTTGGGCGGGCCATTAGCCATTAGCACTTACCGCCGTAGGCCATCTTGACCATCTTGCCCTTGGTCTTGCCCTTAGCAGTGATGCCATCGGCACCCTTGCGGTACACCATGCCGCCTTCCTTGTAGCCCTTGACCATCGCACGGCCCATCGTGTCCGGCGTACGGCGCTTCATGGCGCGACCGGCCTTGTCAGCCATACCTTTCATTTTCATCTTCATTTCGACTTACTCCTGAATTTACGGCCTTTGTCGGCCTTGGTAAATTCCTTCGCCACCTTGGTCGGGACCCCGACTTTTTTAGCGAAGGTTGGATTATGGGCGGCAGCGGCCATCAAATTACGCTGCGCCTTTGACTTACTGGGCACGGTGCTGCTCCATCAGTCGATCAATCTTCTGCTCAAGACGGTCAAGCCGGTCCAAGAGCATCTGCGAGTTAGCCTGCACCTCAACCCGCGTTATGTGATCCCGTGCAACTTCTTCGCGGGTCTTGTTGAGCAAGATCCCGATACGCTGGATCTCGTCAGACTTCTCTTTCATCACGTACCCGATGATGGTCACAGCACCGGTCAGGATCATGTTCCAGATGAAAGTGTCCATCTCAGCACTTCCACGCCCTGAGCGACTTGTTGATCCGGCTGTTCGGGTCATTCGCTGTCTTGGCACTCGTAAGCTTTTTCTTCATGCCCGACATGCGAGCACAGAACGATTTCTTACGAGAGCCGCCTTCAGGCTGAGGACGCTTCAGGCCCGGCTTGCCGGGGTTGGCTTTGTTGTAAGAAGCCCGGCCTTTGGCATTCAAGCCTCCAGCCGGGTTCTTCCCTTCCTTGCGTTGCCAAGCAGGAGACTTAGCCATAGAAGATCGTGGCTTTTGCCGATGCTGGGAGGGTGACGTGAATATCCGTGTAAAACAAAATGCCTTCGCCGGGGATAAGTAACCCAATCGGTTGAGTGCCGGTGCCGATGTTAAAACGCAGCCGTACAGTGCCGGTCGCGCCGTCATCACGGAAAACGATCTCTCCAGCTGTTCCGCCAGAGACACACTGATAACCTTTAAGCCGGTTACGCCCAGTCACCATCGTACCCGTAGCGTCTACATGGGCGGATAAGACGTCAGTTTGCATGGCCATGTAAGGCTCCTATTAAGCAGCAACCGCACCACTGATGCCCACGATAGCCCAGCCAGCCGAAGTGTAGACCAGCGTAGCCGCGTCACCAACGTTCGTGAACGTGATCGTAGTGAAGCCGATTTTCGTGGTCGGGGTGAGCACCGCCGAACCACCATCAACCGCGTGAGCGATGATTTTCATCTGCCCCACCGTGCCGTTGGCAAGCGTCAGGGCCTGAGCCGCGCCAGTCGTGGTGAGCGAGGTGAACATATCGGTCACGTTGACCGCACCAGCGCCCGAGAGGGACTGAACCGAAGCGAAGACATCGCCCGTGACATTGCCCGTGACATTGCCCGTGATGTTACCGGTGAAATCGCCAACGAAGCCGTTCTGCGAAACAACCGGGCCAGAGAACGTAGTCGTACCCATGTATATCTCCTCACATGCGAGTAATAACGGTGCTTATCAGTCTGCATGTCGTCAGTCGGGGCTGTCTGATAAGCGAATTTTTCCCGATGACTCTGTATACGCTCAATCAGAAAGGGTGTCAACAGCCTTAAACACCCAACCTTTGCAGGGGCCACGGGTGATGGGACGGCCTGATTTCAGGGCCCGATTTACGGTAGGGGGCGTAAGCTTAAGCTGCTCACAAAGCGCCTTGATGCTCGGATAAACCCGCGAGGTTCCGTCCGACTTGATGACTACGATCCGGCGGCACACCTTGGCGAGGAAGGCGGCATCACGGGGCTTACCGTAGTTGGGGTTCCGTTCCCCCGACATCGCCACAGAGATCTTGGCTCGGGTTTCGGCAGATTTAGGCTTCCCGATCAAGTAGGCCCGGATCTTTTCGCGGGATTCTTGGCTGTGATGACGGCCACGGCTGTGTTTGCCGATTTTAAGTTTGGCTTCAGGGGTATGGCTGAAGGTCTTCCCCCACATGTAGTTCTTTTCGCCAAACAGTCCTAGATTAGGAGCGGTAGCGTCAGTGCCTAAGTTATAGCAATAATCTTTACCAACGTGTTCTTTAAGCCACACATTTTCGGCAACAAGCAGGTCCGCCCCTTCTGGATGTTCTTCGACAATTACAAACGTGAAGGCTTTTTCCCCGTACTTATTCCACGCAGCTTGAAGATGTTTATTAGCGTGATCGCCCCGCCGCAAACGCCACCAATGCAGGCGTTTCCGTCTTTTAAAGTCCACGGCGCTACCGACGTAGAACTTGTTGTTAAGGACGTTGATGATTTTGTAGATTCCGCCTTTCATTTAGTTACGGTACCTAATCTAAACTAATAACACAATAGACAAAAAGAAGGGGCCCGAAGGCCCCTTCCCAAACACGTAAGTGCTTGATTTATCAGGACGAACCCGGCGAGCCGAAAATGCCCAGGGGGTCCGACCAGCCGAAGCTGTAGCGCTCACGGCTCTTGTAACGGACGTTGCCCGTATCGAAATCCCCGTCCATCGAGTTCGCCAGCGGCGTACGGACAAAGTGCTTCAGACCGTTCGGGACGTCGGTTCGGAGGAACCAGCCGTTCGGATCAGTCAGGAAGTGGTTGACCGTGTAGCCTTCCGGAATCGAACCCATCGCCT